GTAAAACCGCCTTTCAGGGCGGTTTTTTTATGCCTAAATTTTGTTAAGCCCCGCCTTTGTGTGGGGCTTTTTTGTGGGGTCAATGAATGGACGAAAGAGAAGCAGCTCAGAATTCAGATGTGATTTTTGACCCTGCGTTCTGGTTTGTTCTTACTGTGTTTTGTGGTGCGTATCTGTCTAAAGCGCTGATAACAAACGAGCCGTTTAATAAAGGTAAGTTTTGGGGTGAGTTGATTCTAGCCTTGATTACGGGCGTTGCTTTTTATGCCGGTGGTCTTCTCCAGGGTATGAGTGTTTTACAGATGGTGTTCTTAGGTTCGCTTTCGGCCCTTGGGACGGTGCGGGGTACTGAATGGATTATTAAAGCTTTAATGGCTTTTAAGAGGGTGGATTAATGATTGATGAAGTTCATTGCATAAGAACAAAAGCAATTAAAGAAGTGGTGGCTCGTGAGGGTGGCTTTGTTGATCATGTCAACGATTCAGGCGGCGCTACTCGATGGGGTATTACTGAGGCGGTAGCTAGAAAGCATGGTTATAACGGTTCAATGACATCGTTGCCAGAATGGAAAGCCTTTGAAGTCTATGATTTTGCATATTGGCAACCATTGAAGCTTGATCAGATAGCGCTGATTAGTGATGAGCTTGCGGCTTACCTGTTTGATTACGGTGTTAACTCAGGTCTGAAGCGTTCAGCTAAAACACTTCAGCGTGTGCTTAATGTGCTGAATCGTGGTGGTAAAGATTACAGCGATTTGAAAGAAGATGGTTTGATAGGTAGCAAGACCATAGAGGCTATAACGGCCCTGATTAATTCGCGTGGTGATGACGGCATTAAGGTATTAACCGAAGCCATTAACGCTATGCGTATTTCATTTTTAATTAATCTATCAGAGCGCAAAGAAAGCCAGGAGTCTTTTACATTTGGTTGGCTTAAGCGCGTTGTTGAGTTGAAAGGTGCAGCATGATTGATGTGATTAGCCTAGCCTTGGGAGCTGCAAAGCTCACGGGATTGGATGAGAAAATAGGCCGATGGATTGGCGGCGATAACGGCGCAAGCGTGGCTGAAAAGGTTGTTGATGTGGCGCGAGTAGTGACAGGAACTACAGACCCAGAGGAGGCAATCAAGCAGCTTAAAGCCGACGAAAAGAAACAGTTTGAATTTGAAAAGCAGTTAGCCGCGCAAGAGTTCGAGCTAGAGCGATTGGCGTATCAAGATAGAGCTGATGCACGCTCAATGCAAGAAGCCGCGTTACTTAGTGATGATACATTCTCAAAGCGGTTTGTTTATTACTTTGCGATTGGTTGGAGTCTATTTGCTTGTCTTTATATGGGGTTGGCTACCTTCTTAGGTATTCCAGAAGCCAGCGTCAGATTTGCAGATACGATCTTAGGTTTCTTATTGGGTACGGTGTTAGCTGGAATGTTCGGCTACTTCTACGGTTCAAGTGATGGTAATGAAAAGCGTGCAGACAAAGACAGTCGTTACTTACTACCACGACCAGAGACATAGTTAATTAGATATGAGCAGCGGGCGCGATATTTGCGGGTAGCTACCAACTACCCGCCTTTTTGCTTTAGGTACTTTCCAGAGTGTTTATACCTAATGGGGACCAGACTCGCGGGCTTTGCCACGTTGAGAATTTTAAAATCTAGTCCTTTCTCCTTTCTTGAAAAATCACCAAAAATCACATAAATAACTGAAATATAAAGAGTTTTTTAAATTAACGATTAGCTTTTATGGTCTTTAGAAAGGAGTCAATTGTTCAAAGTAACATTTGTTAGACTGTTTATTTGTCCTTTCTTACAAACTAACAAAAGTACATTTTCACAATGACCGTAGTTAATCGAAAAGAATTTGCTGACTTGATTGGTAAAGACCCGCGTTGGGTTGGAAAGCTAATCGAAGACGGTTTACCGAGTTCGGGCGGTGGCCGTGGTAGCCCGATTCAGATAGAAACCGCCGAAGCCATTCAATGGTTAATTGATCGTGAAGTTAGAAAGCAGGTCGGAGAATCTGAAGACGACTACACACCAAGGCCCGACACGAAAGACGGCGAAGAATTACTACTAACAAAAGCAAAGCGAAGAAAAGCAGAAGTAGAAGCAAACAAGGCTGAAGACTCAGTAATAGAAATTGAGGATTTAGCACAGTTCCTTTACCCGATAGCCACCATTTTTGGAAATGAGTTATCAGGGTTAGGAGCGCGGTTAGGTTCAGAAGTGGCGGGCATTGATGATTCAGCAAAGTGTAAGTTCATCATTGATAACGAAACCGTTCGAGTCAGGCAGTCAACCGCAAATCAGCTACGGGAATACGTTGCTGAATGTCGCGCTAAGTCTAGCGGATATGGTGGACGCGCCACCGATGAGGAATGCGGCGCAATGGGCGAGTGCTAACAGAATCATGCCTCCTGGTTCACCAAAGCCAGGGCCGTTCAGAACAGAATCTACGCCGTATATGATCCCTGTATGTGAAGCGTTCGCTTTGCCTCAGTTTTCAAAGATTACCTTTGTTATGGGTACGCAGATGGGTAAGTCTGCAACCATGCAAAATATTATCGGTTGGCGTTTAGATGACCAGCCAGCACCCATTATTTACGTTGGGCCAACTGAAAATAATATCAGTGATGTTGTAGAGCCTAAGATTGTTGAAATGTTCGAGCAAGCGGCAAGCTTGAACTTAAAGTTTGATCACAAAAGCCCTCGATATAAAAAGCGTGTTGCCGGTGTTCATTTGCGCTTTGCTTGGGCGGGTTCGCCAGCGGGTATTGCTTCAGATTCAGCGGTTATTTCATTAGTTGATGAGCTAGATAGGCCAGATGATAACGCTACGGGTGAAGGTGATTTAGGCGACTTGGTAGAGGCGCGTGGTGATGCCTTTGATGATAGTAAATTAGGACTGACTTCTACACCAACTCACGGCAAAGTTTTAACGACTCAAGACCCAGACAGCGGCTTAACGCATTGGGCGATTTCTTCAAAAGGTCGGGTTTATAGCCCTATTTGGTGTCAGTGGGAATTAGGAACGCGCCATGAATGGGCTGTGCCTTGCCCGCATTGTAATCAATATTTTATACCACGTTCTGACCTGCTTTGGTGGCCTGGTCGTGGTTCAGATGATGAATGTTCAGCGAATACCGCATTTAAAGAAGCGCGTTTGGTTTGCCCGTCTTCAGGTTGTCAGATTGAAGATAAACACAGGCAATCAATGAATGCTAAAGGGGTAGCGGTTGCCCCTGGTGAGTTGCCAATTTTAAAAGATGACGGTGTAGAAATTCGCTACCAGGGCGAATCTTACAACGTGCCGTTTCATTCGTTCAGGCATTCAGACGAAAACACCCATTTTAGTATTTGGGTAAGCGGCCTTTGCTCGTTCAGTGCTAAAAAATCTTATGGCTTTTTAGCCAAGAAATTACTTGAAGCGCTTAAGAGCGGTAAGCCAGGAAAGATTTTAACTGCTTATAACACTGGCTTCGGTGAAGTCTATGCGGCTTCAGGTGATGCCCCCGAGTGGGAAGAGGTTTACGCCCTTCGTTCTTCTTACAAATCAATGGAAGTGCCAGACGGCATGGATACCTTGATCTGTACGGTAGACGTTCAAAAGCGTTGCCTCTATTACACGGTGCGCGGCTGGAAGGCTGGTATGACGAGCCGATTAATTGAACATGGTCAGTTATACGGCGATACCGACAAGTTAGAAGTTTGGGCTGAATTGGATGAATTAGCCGCCCGTGAATGGGAAGGCCAAAGCCTTTCTTTAATCGGTGTCGATTGCGGCTATAGAACCGATGAAGTTCATGCCTGGGTAAGAAGGCATAAAACCAAAGCCCGCGCTTTGATGGGCTTTAAGAAGCTAACAAAACCCTTCAGAAAGACCCGCATTGAAGTTAGCAAGCTAGGTAAGGTTCGAAAGACGGGTGATAGCCGTTGGGATTTTGATGCTAGTTCAGCTAAAGCCTGGGTGCATAGTCGTGTACGTTGGGCGCGTGATCAGGTGGGTTCCTGGTTGTTACCGGCTGATGTGACGGAAGATTACTGCAAACAGATTGTTGCTGAAGAGTTTTTAGAAGATGAAGCTCGTTGGGTTCGAACGTCTAAAGATAACCATTATTTAGATTGCGAGGGTATGCAGTACATGTGCGCTCGAATGCTAAAAATTGATCGCCGCAAGGTGGAAAAAACACACGAGGCTGAAGCCGTGGCAGAGCAAGAAAACCTATCTTCAGAAAAAGAAGAAACTGAAGCTAGCCAGCCTGAAACACCAGTTAAAAAGCGTGCGGCGCGTACTCGTAAAAGTCGCCCTGGTCGTTCTAAGAAAAGCGGATTTGTGAAGAGGTACAACCGATGATGGAGCCTAAAAAAATCATAGCGGGCGATTCTGCGGAATGGGCCTTTGATCATGAATTAGCTGATGGTAGCTGGCTGTTTAAATATGCCCTTCGTGGCCCTTCCGTGATTGATTTTAACGCTTCGGCTATTGATGGTTGGGTGGGTGTTGATCTTACCTCAGATGATACTAGCGGTTGGGCGGCTGGCTTGTATGAGTGGGTGTTATTTGCAACGAAAGGCACAGACAGAAAGCTAATTAATAATGGCTTTATAGAGATAGCGCCCGATTTTATGGCGCTAGGTGTAGGGCATGACCCGCGCACTCATGAAGAAAAAGTTTTGGCTTCTATTAAAAGTGTTCTTGAAGGCCGTGTGCTTTCAGATCATGAAAATTACAGTATTGACGGGCGCTCTATCAGTCGTATTCCAGTGTTAGAGCTTCAGAAATTAAGGCGCACTTATGCGCTGTTGGTGTATCGCCAGAAGCGCGGTAGTGAAGTTATTGTTAAAGCGGTAAAGACGAGGTTTGCGAATGGCTGAACAGGTTGAAAATAAGCCGTTAAAGCGTTCGCCAAATTCACAGACTCAATACCGATTTGCAGCCAGCACCAGCAGTACAGCGGGCAACCGCTTGATAGGTTATGGCCTAAGCATTGATGAAGAGCTTAAGCGTGATCTGAACGTCATTAAATCGCAGTCGCGTAAAGCCGGTAATGATGACGGCTATGTAGTCAAATTCTTAAACATGTGTGAAACGCACATTGTTGGGCCGGAAGGCTTTTCTTTTCAAAGTAAGGTTTTGTTGCGTGATGGATCGCCAGATAAGCGAACCAATCAAATCATTGAACAAGGCTGGAAGGCTTGGGGTAAGAAAGGCGTTTGTGATGTGACAGGGCGCTATTCTTGGCAAGACATAGAAACCTTATTTATTCGTTCGGTGGCTGAAGCGGGTGAAGTGTTGGTAAGGCTGGTCGAGGGTTTTGATAATGCTTTCGGCTTTGCGGTTCAGTTGTTGGATTCAGACCATTTAGACACAAGCTATAACCGCGAATTGTCTAACGGTGTTCGCATTAAGATGGGCGTTGAAATTGACGGTTGGGGCCGTCATTTGGCCTACCACGTTTTAACAAATCATCCAGGCGAGCGCTCTTACTATTACGGTAATACGCACTATGAGCGCATACCGGCTGATGAAATCATTTTAGGCTATTTGCCGTTTCGCATTGGTCAAAATCGCGGTGTGCCTTGGGCGCACGCTTCTTTATTGGAAATGTCGCACCTGTACGGCTATCGAGAAGCTGAAATGGTCGGCGCTCGTGGTTCAGCTTCTAAGATGTTTGCTTATGAGCCTGACCCAGACATTGAGCCAGAAGACCCAGACAAAGAACCTGACTTTGTTGAAGAGTTAGAGCCAGGTGGCGGGGTGGTCGTGCCGTATGGCTACACCTTAAAAGAATTAGATTGGAGCCATCCAGGCGGCAACTTTGGCGCATTCATGAAGGAAGGTAAGCGCGGCTTGGCTTCGGGCTTAGATGTTAACTACAACACCTTGGCGAATGATCTTGAAGGCGTGAATTTCTCAAGCTTGCGCCATGCCACTTTAGATGATCGTGACGGCTGGAAGAAAAAACAGCGTTGGTGTCGTCAGACATTGCATGAGCGCGTTTATCAAGCCTGGTTAAAAATGGCTTTGTTGGTTGGTGCGTTGCCTGGGCTTCGATTCTCAGATTATGACCGCTTAAACCAAGGGTTGTTTCATGGGCGCCGTTGGTCGTGGGTAGAGCCGTTGAAAGATGAAAAGGCCAATACCGAAGCTATCAACAATATGACTAAATCGCCTTACGAGGTGATGCGGGAGGCAGGCCGCGACCCTGATGAAGTCATAAAAGAAATCTTAGATTTTGAAGAAAAGGTTTCTAAGGTTCGAGAGCTTAGAAAGGCAGCAGAGCAAGCGGGGGAGGTTGTGAGTGACGCTGAAGAAGAAACTTGAATTAGGTAAGCAGTTTCGAACGTTCAATGTTCGAAGTGATTCAGTAAATGAGGAAGATCGCAGCGTAGAGCTTTCCTTCAGTTCTGAAACGCCAGTAAAACGCTATTGGGGCCACGAAATCTTAAGCCATAAGGAAGGGGAAGTAGACCTAACCAGGCTGAATAATTCTGGCCCTTTTTTAATGGATCATAGAACCAGTGATCAGCGTGGAGTTATTGAACGTGCTTGGGTTGATCAAAAAGGCCGCGCCTTGGTTCGTTTGTCAAAGAACGAGCGTGGCGAAGAACTGTTAAATGACATTCGTGATGGCATACGAACAAAAATTAGTGTCGGTTACGAGCTAACAGAGTTGCTGGATGCTTGGGAAGAAGACGGAGAAGAGTATTACCGCTTTGCCTGGGCTCCTTATGAGATTAGTTCGGTAGCCGTTGAAGCCGATGTAAATGTAGGTGTTGGCCGTAGTGAAGACGACACCACCAAAAAACAATTTATTGTGCAAAAGAGAGAAAAAACGATGGATGAAGACGAAGTATTAGAAGGCCAAGAACAAGAAGTTGAAGCAGGTGAAGAGGGTGCGCGTTCTGGTGCTCCATCGGATAAGCCTAAAGTTACGGTTGATGTATCGGCAGCGGTAGAAGCAGAGCGTAAGCGCTGTGAAGAAATTAACGCTATTGGCGCTCAATTTGGTATGCAGAAGGAAGCAACGGCGGCCATTCGTGCTAATAAACCGTTAGATGCTTTTAAATCGGATGTGCTTCAGGCAGTACGTACTAATAAGGCGAAGCCAGCCGGTACGGATATGGAGCTTGGGCTAGATTCTCAAGACTTGAAGCGCTACAGCCTAATGAATGCGGTTAAAGCGAACGTTACAGGTAATTGGCGCAAAGCAGGCTTTGAGCGTGAAGTTTCACAAGCCATTGCTGAAAAAATGGGTAAAGACGCTCGTGGTTTCTATGTGAACTATGAAGTGTTGGCTGGAATGGGTGGCACTCGTACTAACAGTAAGTCAACGGGCGTGGGTGCGGAATTGGTCGCTACTGATTTATGGAGTGATCAGTTTATCGACCTGCTACGCCCTAACTCGTTGGCGGCGAAGTTGGGTGTGCGTGTTGCTACCGGCTTGATTGGTGATGTGGATATTCCTAAGAAAACGTCTGGTGCATCATTTTATTGGATTGATGAAGACGAAGACGTAACCGACTCTAATCTAGGCTTAGGCATTGTTAAGATGTCGCCTAAGACTATTGCCGGTTCGATTCCGATTACGCGCCGTTTGATGCAGCAGTCAACACCTGACATTGACCTGCTAGCGCGAAATGATTTGATGGAAGGCTTAGGGCTTGGTATTGATACCGCTATCTTTATGGGTACAGGTTTAAATAACCAGCCGCTAGGCATTAAAAACCAAACGGGTGTAAATGCTATTACAGTGCCTGCCGGTGGCTTTGATTGGGGTTCCCTTGTTGATTTTGAAACCGAGATAGCCGAAGCCAATGCGCTTGCTGATTACATTGCGTATTTGATGCGCCCTTCAACTCGTGGTTATTTGAAGAAAACTGAAAAATCAGCGGGTACTGCTAAGTATCTGTACGAAGATAATGAAGTCAACGGCTATAAAGCCGATGTTTCAACCATCTTTGATAACGATGCAATTCTAGCGGGTGACTTCTCACAAGCCTTGCTTGGCGTGTGGGGTGCATTAGATTTGATGGTTGATAAATCAACTAAGGCCGCTTCAGGTGGTACGGTGTTGCGAGTCTTCCAGGATGCCGATGTCGCTGTTCGCCATCCTTCAGCCTTTGCTTACGGTGTTAAGCCGTAAGCTGGGTTAGCTAAAGAAAACTCGATTAATAAAGCATGAAAAGCCGCTTAATTGCGGCTTTTTTGTGGCTGTTTTTTATGTTTGGAGCATTCAAATCATGAAAGTAGAAATTACAAAAGGCGTGATGATCAAAGGAACGCCCGTTTTCCCGCAAAAGGGCAAAGGTAAGCCGGTGATTGTTGATGTAAGCAAATCAGAAGCGAAGGCGCTTATTAGTGCGGGTCAGGCTAAGTTAACAGATCAAAAAGCCAAACCTACCATTGAAATTAAAGACCCTGAAGCGACCGGCGAAGATGCCGCGCTAGATGAGTTCTTTGGTGAAGAGCAAGAAGACGAGTAATAAAGGTAAGTGATGAGCTTTCAAGACCAAATGATTAAAGACTTGGAGCAGGTCTTTTTTACAGACTTTGCAGATGTGGCGACAGTGGCCGGTGTTCAGGTGAAAGGAAACTTTGACCGAGTTTCAGCCAGTTTTGATGCTATGTCGGGTTCATCGTTGGTCTTTGCTTACCCAACGTATTTACAGCCTGGGGTTAAGAAAAACGACCTTGTCATCAGGGCTTCAGATGGTAAGTCGTTTAAGGTTCGTGATATTGACCGAGAAAACAACATATCCAGGCTGCACTTATGACCATTGACCGAGATATAGCGCAAGCCATTAAAAATATTGATGGTGTAAGTAAACGCGCTGTACCGAGAGCCAATGCTCAGGCGCTTAACCGTGTAGCTGCTCGTGTGGTTTCGCGTAGTACGAAAGCGGTGTCTTCAGAGGTAAAACTGCCTCAGAAGAATATAAGAAAGCGGGCAGAGGTGCATAGAGCGCGGTTTAATCGTCAGTATGTGCGAATACGAGTTAGATTATCGCCAATACCTTTAATTTCTTTGCCGGAGGCTAGAAAAAAGGTAATGCAAAACCGCACCAGATATAAGGCAGCATTGCCAGGGCGTAAGCGGGGTGGTCGATTTTCAAGTATGACGGTTGCTAGACATCATAAGTTTGAACGGGTGTTTTTGCAGAGAACCAGGCGCGGGAAATGGCATATTTTGATGCGTGAAGGGGATTCTCCTTACCCGATTAATGTTGCTCAGATACGACTAAGAGAGCCGCTAAAGAAGAGTTATAAGGCTGTATCTGTTGAATTGATGCGCTCAGACTTCCCGAAAGAGCTAAAAGCGGCGTTAAGAAATCAAATCAGAATAATGATAGTGCGTAGCTGATGGATATTATCGAACAAATCAAAGCTCAGGTGATTAGTGATGTTCAGCCGTTGTTAGGGGCTAGCTTTACCGTGTTTAACGGCGTGCCGCAATCAATACAAGTGGCTGATGATGAGTATTCCGACGATGAATTACCAGCGGTCGCGGTGTTTGTCAGTGATGCACAAGTAACCGATGAAAGCTTTGATTCTGAAGAGTGGGCCGGTGTGCTTCATGTCGTACTGTATGACGTTTCAAGCAACCAAGTAGAGCAAGTATTAAACGGTTATTCAGAAACGGTGCATAGCGTGGTAACTCGTGATTATACCGCCAATGGATTGTTACTAAGCTGCGCTCGTAGCAGTTTAGCCAGTGAAAAAGATAATGAGCTTCCCTGGGGGATGCTCGATTTAATGTTCAATATTGAATGGGAGACAAACTGATGTCTACAACACCGACACGGGGTTCAGGTACAACTTTTTGGCGTTTAAATGATGGTGTAGACATTACCACCATCCTTGATATGACGGCTGATGATGATTGGTCGAACATTGCCAAAATTAAAGAAATTCAACCAGGCGAAATTACCGCCGAAGACATTGAAGATAACTATTTAGACTCAGAACACCCAGACTGGGTTGAAACGTCTTCAGGCCAGAAGAGCGCGGGTGAAACACAGGTTACATTAGCTTGGTTGCCTGGTGATGCCGCACAACAAAAATTGGTTGATGATTTTAACTCAGGACAACCGCAATGGTGGCGCATTAAGTACCCAAATAACGTGGTTGATTGCTATTACGGCTATATCAATAGTTTGGGTAAAACGGTGCAGGTAAAAGAGCGTATGCAGCGAACTATTAAGATCAAAAACATTCATGCGCCTAAAATGGCTGAAGATTTGATCGCGTAAACAGGTGAATCATGGAACCAATGTTAAAACGTAAAGAGGTGGCCCTTTCAGGGGCTACTATCGAAGTTCAAGAGTTATCAGCGATAGATAATTTAGATTACCTGAGTTATATCGCTACCCTTGAGTCGCCCCGCGACTTAGAAGAGGGTGCAAGCCCTGAACGAATCGCGGCTAACTTGAGAGCGTGGCAGCGGGTTAACCTGCTAGCGCATTCTCGTTTAGTAGCCTATGGGCTGGCGTTGAGTTACGGAATGCTCAAGCTTGATGATGTTCAAGATAGGGTGTTGCATTCGTTTAATCAGGCCGATTTAAAAACCTTACATGATGAAGTAGCGGTATTAAGCGGCTTTGAATTGTCGAGCGGTGAAAGCTCAGATAAAGACGTTGAATCAGAATCGACGGAATCAATCGTAAAAAAATAATAGAGACTGAAGACGACTTTATAACCGCGCTGGCGCATGAATTGGGCCAGTGTTCACCTTCTTTGATGCTGGCCTCTATGTCAGCGTCAGATTACAACCGTTTCAAGCGCTGGTTTGCCAAAATCGGTTTTAAGTTTGAAATGGATAATTGGCGCATGGGCCAAGTGTGCGCTTCAGTCTGGAATGTGGCGTTAAAGCCAGAAAACCACCTTAAACCTACTCAATTTTATACATTTGAACAGCCGGTAGCTTCTGAACAGTCAGATGATGACTTAATGGAGTTAGGCGCGGCGATACCTGGAGGCTTCCGTTTTGACAAACCAAGTAGCGAGTTTGACGGTCAAGCTTGATGCAGACCAGGCAACCTTTACCCGTGATATGGAGCGGGCGAAGAAGATTTTAAAAGGCTATGGCAGAAACGCGAAAGACTCTGAATCAGCCAATACCAGTTTTGCACGTTCACTAACGACCGTTTCAAGCGGTGCGGTAGAAATGGCCGCAGGTTTTAAGGTGGCGGGTGCTGCGTTAGGTGCGGTGGTGTCGATTGGTGCGGCAGCGGTGGCGGCTATTAATTCCGTGGCCGGTGCTAATGCACAATTAGCCCGTGATCTTGATGCTATGGCCCTGCGCTCAGGCGTTGCGGTGGCCGAGCTTCAGACCTTGGCGTATGCAACCAGCGAATACAATATTTCAGCCGATAAAGCGGCGGATATTCTTAAAGATTTAACCGATAAAACAGGTGATTTCTTAGCCACGGGTGGCGGAGAAATGGCCGATTTCTTTGAAAACATCGCCCCGCAAGTTGGCTTAACGGCTCAAGAGTTGGCGGCTATGTCAGGCCCTAACGCTTTAATTGCGGTTAAGAATGCGTTAGATGCGACGAATACCAGTGCAGCCGAGCAAGTATTCTATTTAGAAAGCATTGCAGATGAAGCCAGTTCGTTAATACCGCTATTAGAGAATGGCGGCGAAAAGCTGTTAGAGATGGAGTCTCGTTTAAAGGGGCTTAATTCTGCGTTAACACAGTCTGAAATTGCTCGATTTAAAGCTTACCAGTTAGATGTTGATGACCTTTCCAGGTCGTGGAAAGCTTTTACCCGAGAGGCTATTTTACCGTGGGTAGATGAGCTTCAAGAAGGCGCTAGATATTTAACTGAAATCTTTTCAGAAGGCCGAAAGAACCGGCTAATGACGACTATTAACGAGTCGCACACCGAAATGGTGGGGCTTCGTGAAGAGATTCAGCAGCTTGAAAAGGATTTAGAAACCGCGCCAAAGTTTGGCGGCGTGGGCTTAATAGATGCCTTCTTTGGTCGTACTGATGCCAGTCAGAACATAAGCGACTTAATAGAAGAGAAAAAAAATAAACTGTTATCGGCACAGCAAGGGCTAAAAGAAGCGCAAGACCGGCTAACAGAATTGCAAGGTAGGCCAACTGGTGATCGCACTGGTTCGGGTGGCAGCAGCTTAAGCGCGGGTGATCTTGAAGACAGTAAAAAGCTGGAGGAACAGGGCGCTAAACGAATAGCACAGCTAGATCAGCAGTACGCACACGAGCGCGATTTATTAGCGCTTCAGCACCAATCCAGACTTGATGAAATTAATAACCTTCAGGTTTCAGAGGAAGAGCTAACCCGTTTAGGCTTTGAAAATATCCATTTATTGCGTGAAGAGTACGCCCTTCAAGAGAAAGAATTTTTTCAGAAGCAAATCTTAGAGCGTGAGCAGGATCAAAGGGAGGCCGACGAACGAGAGTTAGAACGTGTTCGCCGTTTGGCAGAGCGTAAGCGCGAAGCAGAAGAGCGAGAGAAAAAGCAGTTTGCAGCTACCCAGCAGCGGTTAGACCAGCAAATGCTAGCTATGCAGTTTAACGTAGCCTCTCAGGGCTTGGGCTTGATTGAAGCAACGGCTAAAGAAGGTTCGGCTATTCAGAAGGCAGCTTTTGTTGCTCAAAAGCTAATGGCGGCAGCTCAGGTCTACATTCAAGGTGAAGTGGCAGCTATGGCGGCTTTATCGCTACCGCCAATAGGCTTGGGGCCGGTGGCAGGTGCAACCTATGCGGCGGGTATCCGTGGTATGGCTGCGGCCAGTGCTGGCTTTATTGTTGGCCAGGCTATCGCGGGGTTTCGTGAGTTGGGCGGCGGTGTGTCGGCAGGTAAGTCTTACATTGTGGGTGAGCGTGGGCCAGAGGTGTTTACCCCTGGTGCAGGTGGTCAGATTACTTCTAATAGCAACTTAGCTCGATTGGGCGGTGGTGCTGGCGTGGTGGTCAATGTGCATGAGGCACCACCAGGTACGCGTGTTGAACAGTCTGAAGAACAAGGTCAGACCATTATTGATGTGGTGATAGGTGATCTTGAAGAGGATGGGCAGATATCGCGCTCAATGCAGCAGAAATTCAGTTTAGAGAGAAGAGGGTTTTAACGTGACTGAATACCCGTATGGGATATTGCCAAGCCCGCATTTTGCGGGCGCTGTTAAGCAGCAGCCTAACTTATTAAGGTCGGGCATGAGTTCGGGTCGAAGTCGGGTTAGGCGGCGGTTTGAGGCGGTTCCGGCTCAATTGAAGGTAGAGTTTCGATTAAAGGAAGATGAGGCCGCGTTTTTTGATGGTTGGGTAGAGCATGTATTGAAAGGGGCTTCGGCCCCTTTTTTATTGAATATTCGTTTGCCAATTGGCTTGGTTCAGCATCAAGTGGAGTTTGTTAGTAGTCCCTTGGAAGATTTTAAGTTAAGGGGTGGAAAGTGGGTTTATTCCGCCACGATTCAGATTAAGCGTCTTTCGGTGATCAATAGTGATTTGGTGTTGTTGTTGGCAGGGTTGAATTTACCTTTGACGGAGTGGCCAGGGCTGCTTGATGCGGTTGAATTGACTGTAAATCATAATAATTTTTAGGTGTTGAGATGGCGTTACCAGTTACACAAGATTTTGAAGATGCAAAGCGCGACCTGGATGATTTGGCGCTCATTGTTAATAGCAGTGATGATATTTATGTTCAGACTCGGGTTGGTGGTTTAAAACCTTCTTTGGCAAAAGTTCTTAAGCGACTGCATGATTACGCACCAGTGAAAAACCGTGGGGTTTGGGAAGCGGGTGTGGCTTATGATGTTAATGATATTTGGCAGGCACCAGATTCAACCTGGTACGTTGTGGTTACAGGTTATACCTCTGGCGTTTCTGCTTCTGAAGATATTGGTTCTGGCGTGGTGTTTGTTCATCAAAGCGCTTCGACAGGTGATAGTGGTGGTGATACTGGCGGTGATAATAGTGATGTTTGGTCGCCGTATGATATTGGTTATACCGAAGAAACGTACTTACAAGAGCCGATCCGCGCAATTAATGAGACATTGGCGAGGATGTCGGATGAGGCGGGCGGCGGTGTGTTGCAGTTGCCAGCAGTGCCTGTAGATATTGACTGGGGGGCTGAAAATTCCAGCTATGGCTTGGCTAAGATTATTATTCCTGCGGTGGCTGGCCAAGCGTTTCATATTAAGGGGCATGGTAAGCACGCGCCGTTCAGGGTGAATACGTCAGCTATTGCGGATACTACAGATACAAATCATTGGTCTTTGTTTACGACGGGAGATCAGGCGGACGGTAGAAACGGTTGGGATTTTGCTACGCATAGCGGCGGGTCGGATAATGGGGCGCGCTCGTATGATATGACCAAGTTTTTAGATGAAGTTATTATTGAAAATGTTCATATCATCGGTGATGAGCCAGATGCCGCCCCGAATCTAACGGCGGTGGGGTCGTATAATTATCAGTTTGGCGGAATTCATTTGTACGGGGCCAAGCGTGGCATAGTTAAGAAGTGTCGAGTTACGAACGTTCTTACTACGGGTATTGTTATTGGGTTTTGCCTAGAGGCATGGGCTACGGGGAATGTGACGGAAGATATTGGACATCGTAAGTTTTCAGGTGCGCCCGCAAACGGAATTGATATTGTTGGTCTGGGGGCAGATGCGCCGGATGACATGATTTCAAGTGCGGTAGTGTTTGGTAACTTTGCCAAAGATGTTCATGACGTGGGTTTTATGACGGTTTGGAGTGATACACGGGTTACTCATTGTGTCACCTATGGTTGTGGTTTGGGGATAGAAAACCAAACGGCTTCATTTGTGACAGATAGAGAAGATATAGGGGGTAATGTTTCGGTAGAGCATTGTTTTATTAATGGCAAAGTTTCACATTGGAGTACGTTTACCAAGTACTCGGATGCGATTGTGATGAACGGGGGTAAGAATAAGGCGCATTCGATTTGTAATACGTCGATAGTTAATTGTCCAAATATGGCGGTTGCTGGTTATACAGACGGTTCTAGCATGAATATTGAAAACCTGTATTTGCGAAATACGGGAACGTCTAATTATCATGAGTTTCCTACTATTCTTTGGTCGGGTGGCCCGCTTCATATTTCTGGCGGGGTTTTTCAAGATATTAATCATACCTTGGTCCAGGTGTACGGCAGTACGGCGACGTTGACTTGGGGTGCTAGAACTAAAATGATCAATCTGAAGCGTTCGATTTATGCGGGTGGTGGCCAGGACGGTCGTATATTTCAGGTTAAGGCTGAAATCATAGGTACGGGTTATTGTACGGTGGGTATCTCTTCTGCACCTACGGACAATATTGATTTGGATTTCTTGGTTAAGCAGGCGACATCATCGAATTTGGTTAAATTGGCTACTTGGGATGATAAAGCGGTTTCGGTATCTGGCAAGGTGAAGATTGATTACGGTTGGTCAGACGCTGATTTAAGGCCGATTACAAGTTATCTTGAGGGTAGTGAAGGCTTTATTGATGTGGAGGTGGTGAACAGAAATACGCCAAAGGCTAATCCGACGGGGACAGATGGTTTACAGACGAATTCCAGTTTTGGTTATGTGAACCCTAATAGTATGGTGTTGTTGAATGGCAAGCGTTCGCCGTTCGGCGGGGCGGCGTTGTCGGTTAATTTCTTAACGGGTCGGGTGGTGAGCAGTTTTGATATTAATGCCAAGCTGAATACCTTGGTGACTAATATTAATAATCAGTATATGGGGCCTCTGGGTCTTCATCTTCATGAAAAATCCGCATTAAATTCATTGCCTGCCAGTGATTCATTGCCAGTTGATAAGACAGCAGTTATTCAGTTGGATGCGTCGGTTATGTCTCAGATGGTGATGAGTCAGGGTGTCACTTTGGTTGTCAGGGTTTCGCCATTAACGGCGTATACGTTTGATGATAACAGTGATACAGAGGTGAGAACCCTTCTTACTTCTTACGGTGATTCTTCTAATTACTTGGATTTAGTGCATTGGACGGCGCAAGGTCGGGAAGAGATTTATCTTGCGGTGAATGGTGGTACGGATTCTTCAAAAGCGTATTTGGCGATTGATCCAGACCAAGAGATATACGTTGCGCTTTCTTATGATCCCTCGTCGTCGTCAATGGTGTTGGCAGTGAATGGGATTACTCAGAAGGTAGAAGGTGTTACCAGTTTTCCTGATGTGACCGCTATTCCTACGTACTTGGGGATTGGCCGAACGGCGTTTACTGGTCTTTGGGATTTGTATCAACCTCGATCTTTAAATGGTCATCTTAAAGAGATTTCGGTGTTGAATAAGTCAATGGACATGAAGCAGTTGCAGCTATTGACGCGTCAAAAGGGGTGATGATGAGCCAGGTATTAGAAACGGTTTATGCATCTGCGCCAATTGATAAGTTGGTGATTCATACGCTTGAGCTGGTGCATCCGGCTTTTGAGGGTGGCTCGATTCGGTTATGTCAGGGATTTGAGGATATAGGGGTTACGCTGGAAACGGGCGAGGCTGTGACTTTTACGGCTTCCGGTTTTGGGGTGTCTTTGCCAAGGCGCTCTATTCGGGGCCGTCAAGATTTGCAATTCCAGCTTGATAATGTAACGGGTGAAGTCTTAAAGGCGGTAGATGATGCGTTGTCGGTGGGCGGTGCTATTCGTGTGAATTATCGTGCCTTTGTGAGTACGGATTTAAGCGAACCATCGCAAGCGCCTACTAAAATGACCGTAACCTCTATTAAGGCGAATTATAAATCTGTAACCGTGATTGCGGGCTTTCATGATTTGGTTAATAAGGCTTGGCCTAATCGCCGTTATACGCCTTCTTTCGCACCAGGGCTTAAGTATTTAGGCTAGCTCTATTTGTGGCTGATGTTCGTTGGCCGCTTCTTGTTTTCTTCTTTTATTTGAGTGTTTTTATGTCGTGGATAAATGGCTATATGTCGGCTGTTTATGAAGACGGCGGGCGCGGCCCTAATGCGTTTGATTGTTGGGGCTTAGTTCGTGATGTGCTTCATAAATACTTTGATGTGCCAGAGCTGCTTAGTTATGGCTGTGTTTGCCCTGATGACAAGCGCTCAATGAATGCAGGTTATAAGGTAGTTAAAACTGGTTTTAAGGCTTGTTGTGCTGTGCCTGGTGCGGTGGCGTGTGGTTATCGGTCAGGCTGTTTGGTTCATGTAGGGGTTGTGGTTGAAACGGCTTCAGGCTTAAGGGTGCTTCATGCTTCTAGGGCTTCAGGTGTTTCTTTGGTGTCGCTTAGGGAGTTTGAGCGGCTGTTTTTAAAGGTAGGGTTTTATTGTTATGGCGGCAGTAGTTAAGGTTTTTGCTGATAAGCTGAATTCAAGTGTATATGAGCAGTGCTTTATTAAAGAGGGTCAAACCTTTGAAGGCTGGCTTTGTGAAAATGTACCGTCTTATGATGATAAGTTAGCGCCGTTGTTTTCGGTGGCGTTGAACGGCGCTGAGTTGTTGCCGTTAAACTGGTCGGTTTATCGTGCGTTAAATGATGATGTGTTTGAAGTGACGGTAGAGGCAAAAGAGCCTGCAACTATTGTGTTTGCTATTGTTGCGGTGGTGGCTACAGCAGCTTCAATTTATGCGTTGAGTCAGATACCTGACAGTTATAACACTACTACGCCCGAAGGTTCGCCCATCTATGATGTGAATGCACAGGGCAACAGGCCGCGCTTGATGGGTGTTATTCCAGAGTTGGCCGGTACGCACCAAGTATACCCAGATACGCTGAATCAACCGCGCCGGAAGTATGTTGATAATGAGCAATGGCTTTATCTGTTAATGGCGGTTGGTGTAGGTGAACACGAATTTACTGAAGATGATATTTACATAGGTAATACCCCGATCGGGCGGTATGTTGAGGATATTGATTATCAGGTGTTTGGGCCTGGTGAAGATGTGTCTAGTCATGAGTCGCATAGAAATTTTTATCAATCGCCTGAGGTGGGCGGTAATGGTGGTTTGGGTGGTTTAGAGGTTAAGGCGTATGCGAACCGTTATGTAGCTAAAGGGACGTATGGTAATCGTTATATTTATACAAAAACGCGCGGCCCTGGTGATCATGTTATGGCGCTTGCGTCTTCTCCGTCTGATTCGTCTGTGGGGCATATTTCTTTCCCGTTTCCTGGGGGGTCAGAGTTTCAGTTTGACGGCCTTAACTATTCTCAGGTGATTTTTGAGGGGGTGGTTGATCTAGTCTCTAACGGTGTTGGGGTGGCTGATGAAATAACCGCGCCGTTTGGTTTGAATGTGGCTAGTGTGGGTGATGAGATACAGATAGTAGGTGCTGGCGATAATGACGGCACATACAAGGTAGATTCTGTTAGTAGTACCTCTATTGCGTTGAATGATTTAAATGATAATCCAGTGGATTTGCTGCACACTGGAACGAGTGTTTATATTCGTTTGTTAAAAGAGCATAACTTTTTTGGTTTGTATCAGATTGATTGGCTTGAAAACGGTACTTGGGCACATGTCAGTCGGCCAAATGACCCAAATTGGGTAGGCTTTCCAGAGGAAATCTTCTGGTATAACGTCGATATGGAGTTGGTGAACGGTGATTTAGAAAGACCGTTTGTAGGGCCGTTTTTGGCTTGCCCTGCTAAGGAAAAAACGCAATTAATTCAGTTGGATTTTTCGTTTGATCAGGGGTTGGGGGTTTTGAATGACGGTGGCGGGGTAAGCGCTCGAACGGTTGATATTATTATTAAATATCGTGATGCAGATAGCGGCGGCGACTATACCGAAGTTCCTTATAGTTTTACGGCTTCTACGCTTGATCAGGTGGCTGAAACGGTCGAGATCATCTTACCGCAAGTGATTAAGCCTGAAGTTCTGGTAGAGCGGGTAACGCTTGAAACTGATGATATTAAAGTAAAAGAAACTCTTACTTGGGAGGCGTTAAGAAGCGAACTTGAGACAGTAACCACTTACCCAGATGTAACTACGATTGCGGTGAAAATTCGTGGCACTAATGCGCTTTCTAGCAGTGCTGAGAATAAGTTTAATATTATTTCAACTCGTAAATTGCCTACGCTTCAGGGCGGCGCTTGGGGTGCTTCTGCGCCGTCT